TTTTCGGTTGCTACAAAAGAAATGGGATGGGAAACTGTTGCGTGGTGCGAATGGGACAGATTTTGCCAAATGATTTTAAGGGAATTGCACCCAGAAGCTTATGCTATTGCAGATATTCATGATTTAACAGTTGACAACTATGGCAACCTTTTATATCTTTGCAAAAAAGAAGTAATTACTATGGGTCAGCCAAAATCAACAAAATACAATCATGCCGTCAATCTTTATGAGTCCGGAATGAGCATTCAGGATTGTGCTGAATTTTATGAAATCAGTCGCCAGGCTATGCACAAAATCCTAACAAGAAGAGGGTGTAAATTTCGCGATAACTTAAAATATGGCACAGACAATCATTTTTACAGAGGTTCTGCCAAAGACCTTACTAAAAAAGAAAGATGTCACAACATTGTCGAGAAAGCCATAAAAAAGGGGTCTCTAATAAACCCCGGTACTTGCGAAGCCTGTGGAAGTTCTGGTGTTTTTAAAGATGGAAGAACTTCCATACAGGCGCATCATTCAGACTACGACCAGCCATTGAAAATAAATTGGCTATGTCAGAAGTGCCATCATTTGTGGCACAAAAACAATAAGGCTATAAACGAAAATGACACAGAAAAAACAAATGAACCCTCCGCAGCAATTGACATTGTTTCCGGAGGGTTCCCGTGACCATGCCAGCCTTTTTCACTTGCCGGCAAAAGAAAGGGAACTGAAGATGATCGCCACCTCTGGCCAGAAATGCTTAGAGCAATTCGAGAAATTAGACCGCCATACGTTGTGGGGGAAAATGTTCGTGGCCTTGTTAATTGGGATGGAGGGTTGGTATTCGAGCAAGTGCAGATTGATTTGGAAGCTGAAGGCTACGAAGTCATCCCGTTTATACTGCCAGCTTGCGGTGTCGACGCTCCCCACCGAAGGGACAGAGTCTGGTTTGTTGCTCACTCCCACAACAAGAGAGGAGGTTCAGGATTTAGGGAAATTCAAAAAGAGAATGGAGAAATACCCAAACGGAACAACAATGCCAAATTTGGCAACGCAAGTACAAATAAGCCTACTCGCCACTCCAAACGCAAGGGATTGGAAGGGGGAATCGGGGCATCCGTGCCAAAAGGATTTAACAAGAGATGTGAAGAAACTACTGCCAACACCAGCGGCGCAGGACAGCAAAAACAGCACCTTGCCGCCGAGCCAGCAGGACAGAGACACCATCCCCGGATATTTGCTAAGAAATGGGCAAACTTCCCAACTCAATCCCCGATTTGTACTGGAAATGATGGGTTTTCAGCCGAATCATTGCGACAGCGCATTCGAGAAAATTGCATGGGAAATCTATCAGAAAAAGAAATCGACAAAATCATTTCAGAAGCGGCTTCAAGATGGAGAAAAGAAACAATAAAAGCGGCGGGGAACGCCATTGTCCCACAGGTCTTTTTGCAGATATGCAAAGTGATTCAAGAACTTGAAAAGCAACAAAATAAAAACCTTTAATTTTACGACATGAAAAACACACTTTTCATTTTAGCAGCCTTCCTGATGGTATTGGGAAGCTGCACACGCAAACTTATCACGCCACAAACCGACGAATTGGTTGTGACCTCCGACGAAGTTCCTGCGCCAGCAGAACTGTCAATGTTTCGGGCTGCAAGTGAACCGGATTTCTGGGAACCAACTTACCGAAGCTACCGGATTGTTCCATTCTACATCGAAGTTGATTCAATCTACAACGCTCATTGGAAGCCTTTTACCGAAGACACGGTAAGAGCCAGATTTGCCAGGATTGCATGGAACATGGAACGCCAGACGGGACTAAGGTTTACAATTAGCCAAATCAAAATCCTAACCCGCCACGACATTGTAAGCCGTCAGACAAACGGAAATAATATGCTGTTTCAGTTTTCATCAACGGTTCCAAGGGTAGGCAACAACTTTATGCTAAGGATCTCAGGACGTTCTGGATTAGGTGGTTCGGCCTTCATATCCAGAGGAAGCCTGACAACTGCACCATACGCCATTTCTGGCTTCGGCAAAGCGATTGCAGGAGGGTTTGATAAGCCGGGGAATGACGAGTACGCCATTGGTCACGAAATCCTGCACAACTTGGGTATTAGCCATAGCCATAACTGTTGCGAGTGGTACACCAAGGACGGCAGACCATTAGGAAGACTTGATTCAGCAGCAGCCGGGGAAGTTACTTGTTCTCCGGTTCCGATCCGTTGTAACAGGACCACCATCCGTCAATCTGGAGGCTGGAATAGTTATGCTCACATTTGGGGGCAAGCCACCTACAACCTGCATCCATCGGTACTTGCCAAATTACATAGGGCCGTGTTTTATAGCAGCCTTCAGACTTACACCCCGACACAACCACCATTACCACCAGTTACTACTTGCAGCACTCAGGTAGCCCACACAACCGCCACAGGAAGCCATCCGGGCTTTGAGAAGGCATTGGATGGTATTCATGATACAAACCCTTCCAGATGGGTTGTAAATGCGCCACAAACAAGCCTGACACTAACCTACAACAACGCATCCATAGATTGCATCAAGATATGGACGGGGTTTTTGTCTGGCTCAACATGGGGCAGCCCAATCAGACAGGCAATCGTATCGGTCAACGGCACTCAGCTTGGTGTTGCGGTTCCGGGTGCTTTGGAAATGAATATCCCGGTCAATCGGGCTGGGGTGAATACCATTAAGATTGATTTCTTTGCGTTGGATAGCCATGTAAGAATTAGAGAGGTTAGGGTTTTGGATTAGGTTGCATAAAGTTCCGCAGATAAGCGAAGGCAAGGACTTAGAAATACAAATTTTTAACTTAAAAACAAAACTTAATATGAAAAACAAATCATCATTTTACCACAGCATTCTTGCTTTTGCTTATGCGTCGTTAGTTGCAGTGATTTTGTGGGTAAGCATTAGTTGCGTTATTCAACGCTTCAAATGTCCACAAATGACAGAAACTCAACTATTTTTATACATACCAAATTCTTTTGTGTGCGATTGGAAGCATTGCCACTAACTCGTAAATATCCGCAATCAACCTAACCAACAAAACCAACGAAAGATGAACTACCAAAAACTATTTGATTATTTCCATGAGCAACATGGGATAAGCCTGTTGCTAACAGATATGCAGGAGGTTGCCCGTATTGTTAAGGAAATGGAAGAGCCGGGAAGCACGAAGCCAACTTGTCCGATAATTGACGTTTGTGGGTTTACTATTGACTTGCGAAAAGTTGAGCGTGTTACTCCGGTCGGTGGCGATAAAAACCATTTGTCATATATGGTTTATTTTACAGGCGGCAATAAAATAGAAATTCCTCATGCACAGCAATTTGCCAACGGGAAGAAATTTGACCACATGGAACGGGAAAAGTTTGTTGAATTATGGAAATCTTTTAATCTGAGTATCCATGCTTGAAATCCTCATAACCGGCTTCCTTCTGTTTGTGGCCTATGTCATCTATCAGCACAACCGCTACACCTACGGCCACTGCAACGGCATACCGGCCCGGAAGCATTGGGCATCTGGAGTGGTTGAGATGAAGTTGGAGCAGGAATGGGTCGTGATGTCCCGGAAATATTGGAAGGAGTTTACACCGTATAAAGACCTTGAAAAGTGAGAATTTGGTTAAATGACTGGAAAGGCCGCTTAAATTTTGAGCGGTTTTTTTATTTCCCTTCAACCGGATCTTCTTTTGCAGGAGCGGTATTTCTGCCAATCAAATACCAAAATATTCCCGTCACGATTGATTCAAGCCCTTTAATAAGGCCAACGTCAATAGGAGGATGCGGCTGAGTGATGAAGTATGGGGCAATGAACTGCCATGAATAAACTCCGAAGGCTAACAGGAAAAGAACGTTCCGGGCTAACCTGTCACCCCAGTTGATCCTTTTACCCGTTATATCGGAGTTAATTTTCATTTCCCAATCAAAGCCCTTCCAAAGGATCCCCAAAATGCACCCCGACGTTTTGACTTTTCAATTTTAGACAAGGACTTTTCAATTATGCTATCGTGAAAGGCAATGTAATACCCCATAGCCGAATCCATTTCGTGACGTTCCTGGCGTTCGATGGCAAGCTGAGTCTTGAAAATGCTGTCCTGTTTCTGAAGGTCAGCGATCTTCAGATTCACTTGTTCAACATCGGACTCCTTAGCGCAACTGGCCAGGGCAAAAAGCAAAAGGCAAAAAAGTTTTTTCATCGGTTTCTTTTTTTGAATTCATCCTTACCTTCTTGTTCCTCATTCTTTTTCCAGTCCCGGACTCTTTTGGCAAGTGCCATAAAGACCATAATGAAGTTCATTACCAGGATCAGTCCTGAAAGCAATTTGGCCACAAAGGACCATATAAGGTTGATTTCGGCAATGTATTCAGATAGCTTGTGCAGCCCGTAACTGAATGATATTGCCAGACCGCTAAAGCCGAGCATAATGGATTCCCGTTTTACAGGACAAAAGAAATGGTTGTAGTAGTAGCCAGGGGCATTAGAAATGTGGTGCAATGCAACCTGAATAAATTCTTTAATCGTTACCATATTACACAGCGTTGTTCATTAAACTGTGGATCACAATCAACATGGATGAAGGTTTTGTAAATCCCAATGCGGTCAAAGCCAACTTTCAGAAGCGAATCCAGGATTTTAAATTTCCACCGGGGATCGTGGCAATGAATATCGGCCGCATAGCCCCGAAGGTGGGACGAATTGGGCTTGCCATTGACCTTTGTATTGTGTGCCTCCGTCCGAAATCCGGAATTGATCTTGAACGGCACCCCGGCAATTTCCCGGGCTTCATCCAGGCGTTTTAGGAAGTCCGGATTCATATTCTTTCCTGAGCCTGGCAGGTCAGGGCTGTCAAATTCAGACAGTTTGAAATGCTTTAATTCCATGCCCCAAAGAAAGCCAAAAAAAATATTTCAAAGTTTTTCTTCCTACCTTTGAATTTGAAAAAACGAATATGAAATCTATTCAGGCACTTAACCCGAAAAACTATGCCAGCAGGACGGCCGATTGTTGCTAATGAATTAGACCTAATTTATTTTAATGCCAATCAAGACTTTACTGATGAAAAGTCAATGGTTGATTATGTAATGCTAAACTTAAAGAGGTTTTTGTTAGAAGATTTTGGAGTTGAACCAGAAGGAGTAAAAAGAGAGTTTTGCCTTAACGGAGATACAAGGAAAGGCTCACAGGGGGTCCGTATTGATTTATTTGTGCGCACAAAGTGCGGACAAAACCTCGCTTTTGAGTTTAAAAATCCACAAAAAAGAAACCCGTACACCGAACTTTCAAGGGCTTTTGGGCAATGCTTAATGTACCACCAAGAGTTTGGTAAATTGCTGAAAGACCCTGTTCGAATAATATTGGTTTCAAATAGGTTTAGTAAAGAGGCTTTTGAGATGCTTTCAAAGTACAGCCTCCCAATCGAAATGATTTGTTTAAACAAAAGTCAAATGATTTATGGAGAACTTAGGAAGGCCAACTGACTATAAATCAGAATTTGATATTCAGGCATATAAACTATGCCTATTGGGATTTACAGACAAAGATCTTGCTGCGTTTTTTGAGGTTACAGAACAAACAATTAACAATTGGAAAAAAAACAATCCTTCTTTTTTTGAGTCACTCACGCGAGGTAAAATAATGGCCGACGCTGAAGTTGCCGAATCTTTTTACAAATCTGCCACAGGGTTTGAAAAGGAAGTGGAGGAGGCAAAAGTTGTAAACACTGGCGACTTCCAGCAGCGCGTGGAAATAGTCAAAATCAAAAAGTATTTTCCGCCCGAAAGAGGGGCTCAGCTTTCATGGCTAAAAAACAGACAGCCTCAAAAATGGAGGGATAAGCACGAGGTCGAAACCACGCCCCAACAACTTACCGTCACCATTTCCGGAATTGAACCTCCACCCGGGGAATAATACCGTTGTGCTAACTTTTATCCGGGCCAAATTAGCATAACAGATAAAAAGTGAATGAACTTCAACTTTCAACGGAACTTTTGGCTGAAGTGGTATTGGCCTTTCATCGAACCACTTTACACAGTTGAGGGGCATTTTGGAACCAGGGCATCAGCAAAATCTCACAACATTGCCCGAAAGCTAATTTACCATAGCTTTAAGCCGTACCAATTCAATGTAATTCACTCCCGAAAGGTTTATGGCGATATTGAAGGATCCACCTTTAAACTGCTGACCGACCTTATTTACAAACATTTCCCGAATGACTTCATAATCAAGAAGGATCACTTCTTCATCCAGAACAAACACACGAAGAACTGGTTCCGGGGTTTGGGTATGGATAAGCCCGAAAAGGCAAAGGCCGTTGAAGGTGCGAATATCGCATGGATGGAAGAGGCCAATCAGTTTGATGAGGCTGATTATGATTTCATTTCAACAACTATCCGGGGCGAAATTGGAACGCCGGTTTCAATGATTTTATCCTGGAACCCGGAAAGCCAGAACCATTGGCTCTTTTCGGAATACCAGAGAAAGAAAGACCTTCCAAACCATGTTTTTTACAAGTCCACCTTTTATCAGAACTATGCCATTGATCGGGAGGAGTTCCATAATAGGCTCCTAAGAATCAAATCAAAGGGCAAAGAAGGAGAACGCAGATATAAGGTTTGGGCCGAGGGTGAATGGGGGATTGAAGATATGGATTACCGGTTTGCCTACGGTTTTAATCCTGAGATTCACGTAAAACAGGCAAAGATTAAAGCGGTCAAAGAACTACCTCTTTACCTGTCCTTTGACTTTAACGTCACCAATACTTGTGGGGTTCAGCAATTTTTAAAAAATGGACCCGGGGCGAAGTATTACGCCACGATAAACCGCATCAGAACTTACCGAATAGGCGACCTTGGTGCCCTCTGCGATACAATCTTGGAAGATTTCAAGGGCTTTGAATTCATAATCAATGGGGATGCTTCAGGAGGCAACCGAAGTGCATTTAGCCAGGACAACATCACAGCTTATCAGTTTATTAAAAAAAGACTTCGGGTTAATGATTTTGCTATTCAAGTTCCACCAGCAAACCCTTCGCATATTGCATCAAGGGCTGTTACAAATCTGGTGCTTCAAAATTGTTTGGTCCAGATTGCTGAAGAAAACGACCTGCTGATTGAAGATTCAAAGCTGGCAGTTGTGGATCGAAATGGCAGTCTGGATCCTTGGAAGAACAAAAACCCGAACCTTGGGCACAGCTTTGACGAATGGCGTTATTTCCTTTGGGCCAACTTCAACGAAATTTCTTCCATGATTGATTTGTAATATTGTTGCAAAAGATTATACATTTGCAAAAATCAGAACCATGAGCTGTTTACCACCATACATTGTCCAGGCTTCTTTGCCGAATTGCGCAGACGACCTGATTGTTTATTTGCCGCCTGATTATGCGGAGCCGGTTGTTGATGTTTTTATTGTCGGTGGTGCTGGATATGTTGTAAGAGAGGAATTAAGTGTTGAAGACGGTAACTGGGTGAACATTGACTTGACTTCAATTTCATTTCCAGAAGGGTTTCTAAATACATTTGGTGGTCCTTATACCATCCATTTCCAAAATCCGGACTCAAATCAATTCCTGCAATTCACCGCAAAAGACGGCACTGTTACCGATTCGATTCAGTTCAGCGTTGGCAATTTTACGCAGACAGAAACACCTTTTATCAACGCCTTTACGGATGTAGTTCCTGCGGGGTATGGGTCTTAAATAAAACAGAACAATGAAAAAACTACTCACCACCTTAATTCTTTTGGCTTCTATTGCTTCCTGCCAGAAAACTGACTTTGTCGAATACCGTGTAACCGGCATCACAAAGAAAAACTCCTTTGCCTGTGAATATGCCCTTTATGCCGGACAAGGGAAGCCTACCATCTATATTCAGGACGAATGTGGAAAGTACAAGATCAATCAGGTTGTTTTTAAGATGGAGGATTAACTACCTTTGATTTATGAAAACTAAAAAATACTGCTCAAGCTGCGGTAAGCCCGGAACCAAGAAGCCAAGACGGCCAAGGAAGTAATGCACATCATTCTTGATGGTGTTTCCTGTGCTTTGTTTGCTTGGTTCTTTGCGTATTGCATCGACAACGTGCCGTACCTGAAATGGTACGGTTTTTTGCTTTCTAAACTACCCAAAAACCTTTCAAAGCCTCTGGGTTTTTGCCCTTATTGCTTTGCGCCCTGGTTCTACATTTTAACCCTATTTTTGCCCAATGAAATTGTTCAAGTGGCTTATGCCTTCGGCTGGACCTACGCAGCCAGTTGTGTCTTCGATAAATTCATCAGCACCGACACCTAACTACCAAGGAGTCCTCGACAAAAAGCACTGGCACAAGGTGGAATTCGCCTTCACAAGCGGAGGAGTAAACTATTTCTGCTGGAATCACGATATCCAGATTCCAATCGAAAGAATGGTGGCCGCAAAAGAGGTGTACCACGAAGCCGAATGGAGACTAACACCGGCCTTGGTTCAAAAAGCCTTTTCTGAAATCAATCAGATCCTTTTTTCAACCAAGTACAAAGACGAAGGCAAGCGCAAGGAAGAAATAAGCCGAATTTCGGTTTTGGTTTTGGAACGAATGAATCTTGCCTTTCACCCTTCAATGGAATTGAAGTTTTCATCCGTTGTTTACTTTGATGAGGTCGAAAACCCATTTACCTACGACTACCCCTACGCAACCAAGAAAATCGAACATTGGCTGAAAAACATGGATGTCCCTGCTTTTTTTTTGCAAACGTCCGAAGCCAAATTGATTCCGGGTGGAGCCGAATTGCAAAAGATTTCCCAAGATTTTTTGAAAAGCCTAAGCATGGAAACCACTCTGAACGTGGCGTTGATGGAGATGTTGGATACTACGGAGAAGGAATCCAGCGATTCCGCCAAAGACTTGCGGAAAATATTAGCTTTGCAAA